GAGCGAGTTGGAACGCATCGTATCGGACATGAACCCGCGTGATCCGGGCGGCCCGATTACGCCGGCCGATTACGAGAAGACGCCGCAAGATGGAAGCGCGCCTATCCCAGTCGATCAAGCGCGGCTTGGTTCGGGATGGGTCTTGAGTAACGCACGGTAAGGGGCGCAGCATGGCGACGCATACGTTTAATTACACGTTGTTTCAAGAGCAGTTCCCGGCGTATGCGTCGGCGCCTGTTGAGTCAGTGCTCGCCGCATATTTCGCGCAAGCGACGAATTTTGTTAGTCCAAACGACAATTGGTGTCGCGGATTAAATAGTGACTCGCTCGATTACGCGTTGAATTGCTTGGTAGCGCACTTTGCATACATCAATGCACTGATTGCGGGCGGCACCGATACCGTGATCGTGACAGGCAGCACAATCGACAAGGTGAGCGTGTCATTGCTCGCGCCGCCAGTAAAGAACATGTTTCAATACTGGCTTGCAACGTCGCCATACGGCAAACAGTTGCTCGCGTTGCTCAGTGTCAAATCGGCAGGCGGCTGGTACGTCGGTTCGGGGCTTGCAGAGCGCAGAGCGTTTCGCAAGGTGTACGGGACATTCCGATAATGTCAACAATGCGTAGAGTGCCGGGCGGTGCGAGTGGGCCGCTCGACAAAATGTTGATCGATTTGAAAAAAGCTAACGTGCGTGTCGGCTGGTTCGAGTCATCGAAATATAACGACGAGAATCAAACGCCTGTTGCGTACGTTGCAGCAATTAACGAATTAGGTCCGCATGCGCGCCCGTTCATGCGGACCACTGCGGACCAACGCGATAAAGAATGGTCCGCGCTGATGTTCAATTTATCGAAGCTCGTTGTTAAGGGTCAACTCACAGTTGCACAAGCGCTCGATGGCGTCGGGTTGCAAGTCGGCGCCGACATTCAGAAAACCATTTCAACAATTACATCGCCGCCATTGTCGCTAATCACATTGATGGTTCGTAAGTACCGCATGGAACATCCAGGCGCGAAGGTGACGGGCAAGACGATAGGCGAATTTGCCGCGCATGCATACGATGTGGGCGAGGAAAATGTCGATGTATCGGGCGTCAGTACGAAGCCATTGAATGACACAGGTTATATGCTCGCTACGGTGTCATCAAGCGTCAACGGCGGCGATGCTAAAGCAGTAGGAGGTTCACAGTGATTATTCCGGGCTCAAATTTGCTCGCGTTGGCGCTTACGGTCATAGCGTCGACGCCTGTTCAATACTTCCAATTTCAAAGTACCGCGACCGGGCCAACCGGGTTAGAAACTGCTACATATGCGGCGCCCCTGACTATTCCTAAAGGCAGCGTGCAGCCGGTTGATAGGTCGCGTTATTCAGCATACGGGCTTGACTGGGAAAAATCCTATGTCGCATGGTTCGTTCCGAAACTTGCCGCGTCATCAATAACGCGTAACCCTGACAATAGCGGCGACGTGATCGAGTGCAACGGTCGCCGCTATCAGCTTATGAGCGGTACAAACTGGTACAACATTGACGGCTGGATGAGCTTGTTGGGTATCGATATCGGACCGGCAACCGGAAATACCACAAATGCTTGACGCTCAATTACAGACGATTATCCAATCGACGCTTATTGCTGGTTTGGCAGCGCGTGGGATTTCCGGTGTAAGCGCGAAGCAAAATAATCAGCCGCGCCAATTTGCTGCGCCGTCATCGCCAACAATATTTTTCACGTATGGCGGTCGTAAAAAATGGGGCTGGCCGTCCTACGCCGATACTTTAAACGAAGACGGCGTGACGTTCACACGCACGGTTGCGCAAGTTGTGCATACGCGATTTCAAATTGCTGGATTTACGCCAGCAAGTCCGTCAACACCTGAGCAATACACATCGGGCGATTTATCCAGCATTGCCGCAGATATTTTAACGTTCGAAGACGCTATATCGGCGTATGTGGCGCAAGGGTGCAATGTGTTGCGAGTCCAAGATTTACCGGGGGTGTGGTTTCAAGATAGTAGCGGGCAAAACGTTTTATGGTCATCGTTTGATATCATATTCACGCACAAAGATGTGTTCGTATCCTCTACGCCGACGATTGGTAATTTTGCGGGCAGCGTCAACCGCATATAATTTTGGAGAATTAAATGAGCATAAGATTTACGAAGTATATCGACATTAACAGTGTCGTCGGCGGTGCGGCGCAAGTGCCACAGCGTCAGTGGTGCGCCCGCATTTTTACGACAAGCGTACTCGTTGGGCCGTCCGCGGTTCTACAGTTCGCATCGAGCGCAGACGTGGGTGAATTCTTCGGCACTCAAAGCGAAGAGTACGCACGGTCTGTGATTTATTTCGATTACGAATCGCCGCTTGGATCGGCGCCAGTGGCAATTCAATTTGCCCGTTGGGTCGAAACCGCGCAACCTGCAACGATCTTTGGTGAGTCCGGTATTGCGACGCTTGCAGCGTTGAACGCCATTACCGCGGGGGTGCTGTCGTTGAAGTTTGGCGCCACGACGGTGAACCTTACCGGAATTGATCTTGCAGCGGCCGGCACGCTCGCCGCAGTTGCAACCGCAGTTCAAACGGCGTTGATTGCTGCAACTGCGCAATCTCCCAACGCTGAACTTACGGCCTGTAGCGTCGCGTTCAATCCGACCTCGCAAGCGTTCGACTTCACGGCTAACGCGACCGGCGTTGTTACCGAGTCGTTCGCAGTGGTGCAACCGACTGGCGCCACGCCTACAACGGACGTTGCCGCGGCGCTCGGCTGGTATGCATCGCAAGGTGCGCTAGTGAACAGCGCTGCGACGCTGGAAACCCGTGTTGCAGGCTTCAATCGCGTTACTTCGTTGAACAACAATTGTGGTGAATTCGGTTATACCGATGCGTCGGCACTCACGTTGTCCGACGCGACCGCAGTTGCCCAAGCGAACGCCGCGCTAAATGTGGTCTTCGTTTTCCGTATCTACGTTACGCCGCTTACCTGGGCAACGTGGTCAGCGGCGCTGATTGGTATCGCTGGCACCGGGTTGGAATACGAAGACCCGGCCGTAACAGGCGTGCCGCGCCAATACATTGAAATGTTGCCCATGTCGATTCATGCGGCAATTAATTTCAATGCGGTCAGCGGCACCGTCGGTTTCATGTACAAGCAAAACGGCGCGTTTTTCCCTAGTGTGACGACCGACACACTAAGCGATGCGCTCGATGCGGCACGTGTGAACTACTACGGTCAAACGCAAAGCGCTGGTGCGAACATCTCGTTTTATCAAGACGGCGTACTCTGCGGTGGTGCTACTGCGCCGGTCGATTCGACGGTGTTCGCAAACGAACAGTGGTTCAAAGATTTGATGGGCTCAAGCCTCATGAACCTACAATTGGCGGTCGGTCAGATTCCGGCAAACAAGCGTGGGCAGTCAATGTGTGAGCTTGTCATTCAAGGTCAGGAGGCGACCGCACAAGCGCCGGCTACCGGCATCATGGCAGCAGTTGCGAACGGTACGATTAGCGTCAATTCGACGTTGACGCTGACGCAGCAAATCTTTGTCACGCAGCAAACCAATGACCCGACCGCATGGCAGCAAGTGCAAACGACCGGGTACTGGTTCGCTACCAATATCACGTCGGCTGTTGCACCGTCCGGTGTGACGGTCTACACGCTTAACTATACGATCATCTATCGCAAAGATGATGTGATTAAGGTCATCGTCGGTTCGCATCAACTTATCTAAACGCGCCGGGCCGCAATTGCGGCCCGCTTTGAACATTAGGAGTCAGCAATTATGAATGGTGAAATTGGCGGGTTTGGACTAGTTGTATCGCTTCTCGCAAGCGTTACGTTCCCGGCAGGCTTGGTACTTGAGCAGTTCGCTGATGACGCGGACCCGTTCGACTTCCCAGACCTGCAAATCGCGGATATTGCGATGGGCTTGAACGGCGACTTGCTCACGTGGTCCAAGGCGATGCCGCTTGTTACGCAAATTGCATTGGTCCCGGAATCGGACGAC